CCGTCCTTGCCTGGGGCAAAGACACGCGGCACGCCGTCGGACAGCGCGCCAGTCCAGATCCAGCAGTCGCCCTCGATCCTGCAGCGGCCCCTGACTTCGTCCAGAGTCTTCATGCAGCCCTCCACTCGATGCGGATGCCCCACGGCCCGCGCTCTTGCTCGTACTCGTACCGCACCGTGGCGCGGTCCTTGTCATCCACGCCGAGCCATGCCGCGATCTCGTCGCGCACGGCCTTCATGGCGCCGGCCAGGTTGTCGTCGTCCAGCCCGTTGCTTGGTGCGATGCGGGTGAGCGTGACGACCAGCGGGAAGGTGCCCGGCTGCTTCTGCGGCCCGAGCACGTAGGCCACGGCCTGGCGCTCGGCCTTCACGCGGCGGGCGCGGGCGCGGAAGTGCTCCCGGGCATTCAGGCCGCTGACGGTGCGCAGGGGGATGGTCAGCATCAGCGGGCTCCGTTCGCATAGAAATCAACCGCCACCACAGGGGCGATGCAAGCACTGCCGCCTCGGTTGATGATCACCGCCGCTGCAATCTCTGCGCAGGCTTCGCAAGCCACGACACGCGGGCTGCACTCTGCTCTGCCGGAAGGGCATCGTGGCGCGTACACGTCGCATGCGGGGGCAGGAACGTCCATTTCTCGCCCAGGACGCACGCAGCCAGCCGATGCGCTGCCATCTCGCGGTCTGCTCTCGGTTGCCAGTTTTTGCAGGTGGCGCATGTCACCGCACCACTTCCATAGCGCCTAGCCTGATTTCCTCCAGCGTGAAGCCCTGGTCGGTCAGTTGCTTGCGGTAGTCATAGGGGCTGCTCACCGGCTCGGCATTGCGCACACCATTGATCGTGTAGGCCCTGCCTGCCACCATCTGCGCCAGCGCGGGAATGGGCCTGTCGTGGGTGACTTCGATAATCAATAGGGTTCTCATGCAAGCCTCTTGGTCAGAATTCGGTCAAGTCGCACCAGCTCCGCAGCCTCATCCCCGCCCGCCTCGCGCACGGCAGAGGCAATCGACTGTTTCAGCAGGTCAAGCCCGGTTTCTTTCGGCGCTTTCATGCTTTCCAGAAGTTCGGCGGCTTTCTGGCGGTGCTCACGGATACGCGCCTCTGCCAGTTCCGGGCTCATGGTCAGGGCGGGCAGCGGTTCCGGCTTGAACACTTCACGCGGCTTGATCGCTGAGCACAGGGCCACAAACTGCGGCAGGCTTGGCGGAAATTCGCCGTGGGCGGTTTGGCAGCGGCGCAGCGCGCCTTTGATCGTGTCGGCGTCAAAGTCGCGCAGGCTGTGCGCCCAAACTTTGCGGGCGTTCCTGATGCCCTGGTCCTCGCCGTCCTCAACGCTCCCGGTAGCGTACTTGGACAAAAACAGGTTGCCGTAGAAGCCATGCAGGACCATGAAAACCCGGCGTATTCCGGTGTCATCAATCGACGCCTGCGGCTGGCCTATGCCGACCGTGGCGGCTTGGATGGGCTTAAACATCAATGACCTCCTGTTGCCGCCCGGTGCCGAAGATGCCGGCAGCGGCGGGGGCGTGTTTGTGGGGCGTTGATCCGTTGCGGAGGCTTTGGCTTTTCGGCGGGTACACCGTCCGCCATCCGTTGGTGACAGCCAACTCCAGCAAGTCCCCTGGCTCGTAGCCTTCCGCTTTCAACCGGTCTAGCTCGGCTACAACTCCCTTAGCCGCCGCCCCGGTGAACGGCACGTTGCGCATGGCTTTCCGCATCCGCACAAACTCTGCCCATGGCTGGACCGGAACCCACTCTGGCGGCACGTAGGCCGCAGGAGAAGCTTTAGCTTCTTCTTTGGTATTGGTCTTGGGATTGGTCTTGGGAGCATGACGAACGGATGGTTTTTCTGTGCGTTCGCATTGTTCTTTTAATGCGTTCGCATCGTCGGCGCATTGCGCCTGTGCTTCTCCTGGCATTGCGACCGGCTGCGCTTTAGCGTCTTGCCAGCGTGCGCGGGCGCTTTGCGCGGCTTTGGCGCTCTTCTCTCTTGCTGCGGCGAGTTCTGATTCGCAGCGCTTGTGTGTGAATCCATCGGGGCCACGCTCAAAAAACTCTTCAAGCACAGTTTCGACGGCCTGGCGCTGGTCATCGGTGGTGGCAATCACCAGCCGGTAGACCTGCCGCAACTCCAGCGGCAACGGGCCTTCACGCACGTAATAGACATCCAACAAGCGACGGTAGGCCAAGTCCTCGGCCCAGCTAAGATGCCGCGTATCGCTGGCATAGTCTCCAATGTGGAACGGGTAGAAGTTCACTAAAGCCGCTCTCTTTGGTGTCAACCTGCCTTGCGGGCCTTCTTGATATCCATGTACCTCTGGTAAGCGGCGCTCTTCGGCTGAGTTAGCCCAAGACCCTTGCACCACCAGTCGTTTCTAAGCAGTACCTTGCACATCCGACGCCACGAAGGCGCCCAATACTTCTTTTCAAGTTCTGGAGGTGCATAGTCCGGGATTCCGTTTCGATAACCCCGGTCGTGCCATCCCTTGATCCATGAGCGGAAACGGACAAGGTAGTGCTCTCGCGTAACTTCTGGCATCGTCGCCAGCAGCAGATTGCAAAACGAGCGCCACGTATGGCCTGGCGGCAAAGTGATCTTGTTGTAGCCGGTGACGTTGCCGCGTTCTTCAATGTAGAGAGCGCCGCTGTTCGCCCCATTTACACGTGCGACAACCCTTCCCCATGTCTGCGGCTCGATCAAGTGGTACAGCCACAATCCGCGCTTCTGATCGTCCCCGTATGGCTGGCATAGGCGCATCTGGCTTGGGGACAAGCCGGCCAAATGCATACGGTCATAGACCTCGTTATGCAAGCGATCGGGGAACTGGGCGTGATACTTCCAAATGTCAGAAACGTGCCAGTCATAAATTGGGTAAACGTTGTAGACGTCTCCGATAATCTTGGTTGTCCACTGCTTGCCGTAGTGAGTTTCCTTGCGTCCTGCAATTGTCCGGTAGCGGTTCAAACTTTCGTCAGAACGGATGCCAATAAAGGCGGCAGTGCTCCGGCCTTTGCTGTACCAGACTGCAAACAGTTCAATGAATTCCTCGAACTCCATACGCGGCTCGAAAAAATCAAAGTGCTGCGGATCGGAAATGACGCCCAATCGCTGCGGCATGGGACGAACCCAATCTTCGCGGCGCTCAGGGTCCCAGGCACACCACACAGGCTCATAGTTGCTCACGGAGTTACGCAGCTTGATGGGCAAGCAAACCCAATGCAGATCAATGTGGTCTGCGTACAGATCAAACATCTGTTCTGCGTGCTTGATCGTCAGTTCGTACTGTGCTTCAAGATCAATCAACAGAACACCGACGCGACGATTCCTTCTCTTTGCTTCATCCATGACAAGATGAAACATGACACTGGAATCCTTGCCAGCACTGAAACTCACATAGATCGCCTCGAAATGGTCGAATGCGTAGCGGATACGATCTTTTGCGGCTTGGAGTACATCGACGCCAATAGGTACTTTTCTTGCGGCCATCTCAGTAAAGCTCCGCTTCCGTGCGGCCAACAGCATCAGCACGCATCAACTGATGCCGGCCATGCGCCGTAAGCCAGCGATTCAGGAACTTCAAAGCAGCCATGTCTGCGTCATACTTCTGCTGTTCTGTCAGAAGTTGGTAGCCAGCACGGCAACCCGAAGGAATGCCCAACGCCTGAGCGACAGAGGCTTGACCAAGCCACGCAATCCGGTTCATGCGCTCGTTGGTCAGGTAGTGTTCAGGGCTGTACTTCCATTGCTGAGTAACCACTTCAAGCGCGGCTTCAAACCGGCCAATGTCAGAGAGAAAATCTCTGTAGGCTTGTTCGCCTTCTTCTTGCGACATGCCGCCTGGAGGGCGCTCAGCGTAGAAGCCGGATCGGTAGCACTCCCACTTGTCCCACGTGTGAAGAATCCGGCCATCGTCTTTTGGCTCGTAATCCTCAATCACATCGGATAACAACTCAGTGCCTATGCTGGTGTCGTCTGCAATCTCCCAGGCTTGCGAAAACTGCTGATCCTTGAAGGCTTCGGCCAGGCCTGTTATCTGGCACAGGCGCAAAACCTCGTCGGGGTCCATCCCAAGCTCGCGCCCAATCTTTTCATCTGACCAATTGCGGCGCTTCAAGTCAATCACGATGTCGCTCATGG